AAGGCTTTCCACGGACTTTTGTGCCATAGACTCAGCAGCTTGCTTGATGCTTTGATCAGCCACCACTTGTCCACCCTTGGATAGTCCCTTGGCAATTCCAGAAACCATTGGAAGCAGGACTGTAATGTCCATCACGTTACCAAGCTGTAGACCAGCCTCGATCTCTTGCGGAGTTGACCCAGGCACCATCTCAAAGCCTTGGGTTTTGCGGAGATACTCTGCGTACTGAGCATCTTTTCCAGCCTTGTAGACGCTATAAGGATCACCAGCAATCTTGTCCCAAGCAAGCGCACCAAGCACCTTGGCGGAGTCAGACAATCGACCAGTTCCGGTCATAAGACCGTTGAGCAACTTGACTCCAGCAGATGCCGCGGCATTGGGATTCATGTCCGCAATCGCAGTGCCAACCTGTCCCAAGGTTTGGGATGCTTCAGCAGCACCTGTTCCAATCGAGTGAATGGCTTCCCTAATCACATCGTAGCCAGCTTTCCAAAAGCCTGGGCCACCTTTGATTTGATTCTGTTTCTCGGTCTTGCCAGCGTCCATGGCTTGGGCACTGTTCCAAACCTGCATGAAGTCTTCCTTTGACAAAAGAGGAGCGTCAGGACTCTTGTCCAGCAACTGTGTCGCAAGCGAAGCCAGTGTCTTTGGAAACAAGCGATCTACTTCAGCCTGAAAAACAGGCACAGGAGTGTCAGCTTCAACCTGCAATTCATATCCAGTGCCAGTCTCAGGATTGATGTGGTAAGGCAGTTGAACAGTAGTTCCAGCTCGAATAAACTGTGGTGGCTGGTCGTTCATCTGCCCAACAGGGGCCTGAGCAAACTGATCTTCTGGATTCATGTTATCGCTTAATCCTGAAAATGGTTGATCCGCCAATTGGCTGATTCAAAACATTGGTTTCTTGTGCAGGAGCAGTGGGAGAAATTGCGGCTCCGGCTCCGGTCGAAATAGTCTGCCCAAAAGGATTTGGCGTAGCCAGTTTGTTTTCTGGCATTTTTTCGGCTGCGCTTTCTAGTGGAGAAATATATTCCATGCGCACTGCTCCCATGCGCTTAGCCACTCCAGGGCTGGTAGTGTTAATAACCTGTTCAGTCAACCGTTTATTGTATGACTGAATGTGGCTGTTTGCTCCGTTAACTGCTGTATTAAAAAAGCCTTTGGGATCAGCATCAAACAAAGACATCACGGTGTCGTACATGTCTTTTCTGATTCCTTCTTTCTCATCTTTGGTTTTTGCAGCCAAGTATTTTGTGAAATACGGAGTCGGGTTAAAAGCAGACTTTCCTGCAAATTGAGCTGTTTCTGGAGCACTAAGCAATCTTGAGAATTTAAGCAAAACTTCTCCGATCTGAATTGCATCATCAGAATCAATTGAGTTTAACGGTTTAAGAACATTGGTTCTCAAATTGTTTAAAGCCTCTTGATCATCTCCCGCGTCAAACATTTTCTTTGTGTCAGCAAGAGTAGACACAAGAGTGTTAATTCGTTTGTTTGATTCGCTTAACTTTCCCCAGTTTTCTTTGGATGCTTTGTACATCTCTGTCTTTTCAACTGGCTTGATGTCTTCCTCGTATTGCTTGTATTTTTCTTCAAGCATTTTAAGACGATTCTGTACAACTTCAGATGGCTCACCGTACCCAGAAAGCACGGTGGCTTCCCGTTCAAAATTCATGTCATTAAGAAGTTGTTGCCGCTTTAAATCGTGCTGCACAGCAGGAAATTGCTTTAGTTCATCTGGCAGTTCAGCAAACATTTTTTGCAGGTTAGCCTGCTTGATAGCACGCTGCTCTTCCAGTGCAGCTTGACGTTGCGCAAGTTCTTGTTGAAGTGCGTTAGCTTTTTCTGATTGAAGCTGCATAGACGCCTCAACCATTGGCCGCGCCTTTTCTGGCACAAACCGCATCAAGTTTGCGTAAGAGTCAGGAAGCTGCATATGTTAATAATGTCCGCCAAATGTAAACGGCTTTTCCTCTTCAATAGAAACTGAACCTGGAGCCTTGCCACCTCCGTACCCAGCAGGCTTTGACATTGCACCGTAAGGCTGAGTCAGTAATGATGCCGTTTTTTCGTAATAAGGTTGTATCTGATTTGCAGCAATCTGTTGCTGTTGCCGTGCTGCGGCTGCATCCAGTTCGGCTTTCTGCTTCTGCATTGCAAAAGTTTGACCAACCGATGCGCCAATGAAGCTCTTTGCTTGGTCCCAGAATGCTGCTTTGTCGCGAAGAGATGTTGTGTCACTTTTATTTAATGACTCAATCTGCAAATCAAACTGCTTTCTTACATCTTCAGGCAAGTAGCTTTTCAGGGTCTCATAACTCTTTTGAGATGCCTTAACCTGAGCGTTCATGTCCTTGTACTTGGCGTACTCTCCGACCGCAGCATTGATGCCACCAGCCAAGCCTTGCCCCATCGACTGGTAGCCCTGCTGTAGCGACCTGCCAATGTTTGCGCCAGCCTCAGCTAGACCTGCGCCCATCTGCGACATAGCTGCCGGAGCTGGACCTTGATAGAGGTTGATTGGTTTTGCCATAGCTAAGAGATTTTAGAGTCCATCCATGAACGAATCATAGATTTTAGTTCAGGTTTGTCTGAGATAAAAGACGCAATTTGCGGGCCATGCTCTAGATATGCTTCGCGCAATGTTGGATCAGCTTCATTAAGCATCCAATGACGAAATTGAAGCCATTTTGGATTTTCTGCTCCGTACACCTCACGGGCTACCCAGCATGCAAATATGTTTCCAAGCGCACCAATTCCAGCTCCACCCAATGATCCTATCATGCCCATCATGCCAGCTTGTTTTCCAGCATTTGCTTGAGCTTGTGCTGCGGCCAACTGAGTCTGCGCGTTATAGGCCCCAAAAATACTGCTCATGCCCGTTTGGCTTTCCGGGTTGAAGTACTGCGGACCAGCTTGCTGTTGCATCTGCATTCCCATGTTTTGAGACGCACCAACCTGACCCTGAAGGATAGGTTGCTTGTAAAACGCCTGAAGCACAGGAGCCTGAGCAGCTTGAAGCTGACCAAGTGCCCCGGCACCCAACTGAGCTTGCCCAGCTTGAATGGCAGTCGCAGCTTGCAGACGACCTTGTTCTGCTTGACCACGAGCCAGTGCCTGCTGGAACGCCTGTTGTTGAGCGTTCAACCCGTATTGCAGACCCGCCTGTTGCCGTTGGGTAGCTTCAGCCAGTGCTGGCTGATAGATAGCCTGGATCTGTCCGGCAGCACGCTGAGCGTTAGCAAGACGCTCTTGGTAGCGTTGCTGTGCCACCTGAGAACGGTTTAAAATCTCAGCACCGATTGCTTGGTTACCAAGCGCAGTTCCCCGGGCCGCAAACGCAGAACGAGCAGCTTGATCGGCTGCACGCTGCTCTTCGGGCGTCAGGCTTTTGCCTGCCATCAACTCTTGCCGGCTAGACTCAGCCAAGAAGTTGGCGTAGTCTTCCATGCCTGGCATCGTGTTCACATATTGATTGACAATGCCTTGATTGATGCGATTGAGGCCAGAACGCATCTGCGGACCACCGACTTGTTGCTCGTATGCCGTAAGCTGAGGAGCCTGCAAAGATCGAGCCATTGACTGTTGAGCAAGCTGACCGGCCGCGCCAAGAGCTTCTTGGTATCCCGGCGTTAGCTGCGCAAATGCCTTTTGATACTCTGGAAGCGTACTTTGAAGTTGTTGCAGTTCCGCAGCTCGGTTTGCCGCGGAATAACCAGCCTCAATTTCCGCAACTTTCGGAAACATTTTAGCAGCTTGCTGCAAGGCTTGCTCGCCCAAATATGCTTGGGTTTGAGCCTGAAGCTGAGCGTACTTTGGCTGGAATTCTGCCTCACGAGCGTAAACCTCAGGAGCAAGCTCAACTTGAGCCTGAAGAATCTCTCGCATGGATTCTCCATACTTTGGTGCTGGTGGAGCTTGAATGGTAGTGCTACTTCCGCCCATAAGACAAAATACGTTCTAGTTTTTTAGCAGTTAAAGGAACAGCTTTTTCTTTTCTCCAAGTGTAAAGCTCTTTAACCGGGTGTCTGCGTTGCAAAAATTGTTTAAGCACATCTGCGTGAGCTTTGACGTTGTCTGCCCAAACAACATGAGCAGTCCAAACGCCGTTCTCTTCTCCCCACGTCCAGTCTATGTTTTTAATGCCAGGGTGCGCAGTGCTGACTCCTCGAATCTCTCCATCCTGTTCACTCCAGTAAATTGAGTCGTGCATGCCATAAAACCCAAGATAATTAGCCACGTCTTCTTTTGTAGCGTGGCCAATCATATTCACATGGTTTAAGGTTTTTTGGTAAAAAGCTTCAACTATTTTTTCCCAGAGTTGAATGGTTAGCTTTTTCAAGCGTTACGCAGGTGGAAGTTGCGCGGTAATTAAAAAGGAAGCTGACCAATAAGAATAAGCATTACCATTATTGAAAGCGTAAAAATAACCAATATGACAACCAAGAGAATTTGCCCCAAATCCTTCTCCTATGTCTTGACTGTATATGTAATTTGTTCTTCCAACATCTCTCATTACTGTTGCATAAGTAATAAAATTGTTAGGCCCAGAAGCATTTCCAGATGCTTGAATGCACTCTATTTGAGTATTTGTTGGAAATGCTGGCGCAGATTCTCCGGTAATTAAATCTTTAATGTAATTAACATATATTTTTGATTTAGCGGTAACATCAATATATATGCTTTTTACATTATACCCGTATCTTCCTCCAGTAAGATTTGTGCAATCGTAAACAAGGCTTAACAAAATTGTTCCATTAAATGCCGTTGTTTCTGTGGTTGTAACAGTAAAAGTTCGAGCCTCAAGGTTTGAAGAAGTAATTTTGTACAGCTTTGCTCCAATTCCAGTTACTGTATTAATTCCAACATACTGTTGTGCCAAAAAGAATGGCTGAGCGGGATCGTAATACCTTGATGCAAGATTTCCGTAACTGACAGTCAAGGTAGAAGACCCAGCCGATCTGCTTGCTGTAACACTTAAAAAAGTGCTGGTGCTATTGGCTGATGCGGGCACAATAGCAGTGTAAAAATACGCAGATGCTGCTAGCTGTGGAACAGAGCTAACAAACGTATCGAGGTAGCTTTTGTTGACTACGTCATTTGCTTGTGTTGGCGTAGTAGACGTTTGTAGCTTGCCAGAAAACAAATAATCGCCCGTAATTGTGCCGCCAGTTGCCGGGACACAACCGGCAATCTTAAGATCAACGTACTGCTTGTGCGTTGCTTGCAAAGCATTATTTGGATTTGCTGACGGCAAAATAAGCGCACCAGTCATCGTGTCTCCGGCCTTGTTGACTGGAGTGTAACCAAGATTAGGTTGCTTAGTGTCAACGTACTGTTTTGGCGCGGCGTCTAAAGGATTTACAGGAGCGTTAGCGGGCAACACCAAAGCGCCAGTCATTGTGTCTCCAGCCTTGTTTACGGGAGTATAGCCAAGCGCAGATTGCTTTGTGTCAGCGTATCCTTTTGAAGCAGCAGCAAGCACACTTTGTGGAGACGAGTTGGCAAGAATTAAGTCTCCTGTCATGGACACGCTTCCGTCGCGCACAATGTAATTTGAGGCACCCGGAATAAGCTGAGATACAGTAGCTTTTTTAAGCGAATTAGACTGAAGTAGCAAAACGCTGTCAGTGCTAGCCACAGAAGTAGCAGCAGCTTGATCGCTGATTGCTCCTGGCACCAGCACAGCATTGTTAACGTGGGCGTTTAGGTTGGTGGCAGTAACCTGAGCGCCATTTACATAAACTGTTCCTGCTTGAATCTGTGCCATATTATTCTTCGGTAATCATTGCCCTGTTCGAGTTGATAGCATAGACGCTAGTGCTCTTCAAGGCTGGTCTTCCTTTGTTAAAGACAACCTCAGTGTCAATTGCTACGCCCTTCTGGGCAATTCTGGGCCTGAGTGTGCCATCAATCTGTGCCGATCCAGTAAAAACGTATCGCAGCACTTCTTCAGAAGCATCCGGGTCGTGAACGGTCGTGTAAATTGACACGTCATCACCGGCAGTGTTGTTAAACTGAAACTCTGCACGGCTAAACCGCTTGGTGAGCTGGCTATCAAATGTGTACTCTCTGGAACGAATACTTGCAGCTACCGGAATCAGCACATAGGAGGACGAATTTAAAGTTGCCGGCAATGTAAAAGAGAGCAACGGCGTGCCTGTAACTCCCAAAAACTCATCTCCGCCTTCGAGCTCTTCTGTCAAAAAGATGCCACCGTATTTTCCGTACAACACATTTACTGGAACACTTGAACCTGGAGGAGTAACTGGAACAGTTACTGGATAGCCAATGTTTGAGCAGATAAACAACCTGCGTTTGTTGTTGTAGAACGCCGGCACAAACGTGTCGATCGACATGCCTGTCGGATAGGTGTCTATGCTTTCCCACGCTTGATTTAGCGTGTTGTAGATCAAAATAGAGTTGTTGACCTTTGCGTCATTGGTTGGAAACGCAATAAAGAACCTGTTGTCAAAGTAACAGGCTTGCACCCCCGAAGCGTATTCAAAGCTGACCGTGTCAAAGTAATCGTCTACGGGCTCGCTAAGAGGCAACGTGTTTCCAAGCAGTTTCAAGTCAAGCTGCGGAGTCAACATGTGCACTCCCTTGCCGCTGAAAAAGAACACAAACTGACCGGCCGGCACGATGCTGTTTTTAGCCAGGCATCCTATCTCCGTGGTGACTACGGTGATTTCACTTTTATTAGCAGCAAGTGGATCAAATTGGGGATCAATATAGGCCACATAAATGGCCTTGGTCATAAAGATTAGAACTTGATTTTGAATCCACGGCAGCGCACCAATAATGCTGTCGTTGCCACCAAGATTAATTTTGAAAACATTTAAAAGATCGTACCTGTCGCTTAATACGTCCGTTGCTGTGATTTCCGTTGCTGCACTTTTAACAACAATTCTGTTCTGGAAATACAGACCAAAGTCAGCAGGAGGCAACGGGTAGGTTCCTTCGCTGTTTAGCCCGGTCTGATCAATAAATGTCAGTGCGGCTGATGAGCCATCCCATAGTAACGGAGGATTAGCTTGCTGAATCTTAAATCCTGCTAAATTTGTGTGCGCTTGAATTTGCGCATTTGTTGGATTTGTAAATAAAAACGTAAATTCTGTGCTGTTTGGAACAGAAGTCACAATAAAGTTTTTATGCCAATAGCCATGCGTGTATGGATACGGTCCAGTATCAATAACATTAACTTCAGAACCAACGCGAAGATTGTGCGGAGTTGATGTGTTAACAGTAATTGTTACGGTAGCAAACCCATTGATATTAGGATTTGTGATCGTAGCAACAATCTCAGGTCCGGCAATTCCTCGAAAAATGTACAGGTTGCTTAACGCTTGAACAGTTTCGCACGCAAATGAAAAGGAATTAAGCACCAAGCTAGCGTTGCTGCTGTAGTTTGCTATCGGGAACGGAGTCGTGTTACTCTGGTAAAAAACAATCCTAGTATCAGTCAATGCTAATACAGTTTGATCTGAATATGTAACCTGATTAGTGCTAGCATTGGTAAGTCCAACACTGAATGTGTCTCCAACAGAAATGCCAATTGTTGTTGGAACAGTAAGAAACGCCGTATAAGTAAACGGGCTTCCACTTGGTTGTTGAGTAGTCTGAAGACCAATAGGAAGGCGACGTCCAGATGGGAACGTGTATTTTTGTGAAAACGTGCTCGTCTGAGTGTTGTACAGGATGATCCCATCCGTAAACATCATTACGATGTTGTCTTCACCCTTGCTGTTGACGTAGTAACTAGACCCAAACTGATAGTTTTCGTTCTGAGTGTCATCAGTGATGCGCTCGCATCCTTTCCGCGGCTGCGCAATGCCGCGTTGCAGCCTCATGTTTTTAGAGGACTGCGAATACCCTGGCTGAAGGTTCGAGGGATCAAGACGCGAGTTAAACCCGACAATGTTGTTGTCGGACTCAACTCCAATTTGCGCGTTCTCTGCCATTAGTCTTTAGCAATCAGCCGGCCCAGCTTTTCCACGATGCGCTGAAGATCATCGCGCAGGTCCATCATGGCCTGCATGTGTTCGCCCTCATCGCCCTCCTCTTCTTCGTCCATCTCCTCCCCGTAACCACATTCAGGGCAAGATCCGTTAGACTTAAGATCGCACCCACAGTCTGGGCAGTATTCTTTTCCGGTTCCTCCCATCAGGGAGCCAAGTGCGATAGTGAGCTTGCTCATGCAATGTAATCTGTAAGGTTTTGCAACCTATTGTTCCAGCCATTTATGAAGGATTTTTGCGTTGGATCAAGCTCAACCAGCAGCTTGTAAAAGCCTTTACGCTGCACAAGAACGTGTTTGACGATCTCGTCAACCCCGATGTCATTAACCTTGTCCTCGTACGCCATAATCGTCTTTGGCCCGATGGCACCGTCAGCATTGGCTCCTACAGCTCGTTGCAAAAACTTGCCAGCCTGGCCAACTCCAGTGTTTACGCATCCATCAAAGTGCACCGCACACAAAGGCCACGGAAACTTGTAGCACTTCCCGGGCACCCAGTACTCGTTGTAGTAGATGTCCTTAACCTCTTCATCGCTGATCTCAGATACGCAGCGACGGTCCTCTTGGCGATCATCCCGGTACTTGTCGTACACCTTTTGGATGATGCCCTTGTTTGTTTTGCCACCCTTGTCGTGTGGGTGGTTGCTAAAGCCACCTTCGGACTTCAGAACAAACTTTAACGACCGCTCAAAATTGGGATTTGGAGGAACCATGTTATTGCCGAAGTGTTTTGTGAATCTTTGCAACAGTGTAAATTATTGCAACTACTCCACTTATAATGCGAATAGCCTGCTCAACCTCAGACAATGACAAAGCAATTGCCACTACATTCACCCCCAAAACGGACCCAATTTCTCTAATGTCTTGCAACATTTTGTTTGAGCCTTCCATTTTGCTTCAGTCGAGTTAATGGTTTAGCCACTAATTTAGTGGGTTTGGAAATTGTAGAAAACCAAGATAGCCAAACGTAGTTGCAAGCCACTCCAATGTTAAGAATAAATTCTGTAATTGGTGGTTCTTGATGCACTAAAATATTGGACACCGATCCGCAAATTGTAACAGTGGTAGCCAACTTGCACAGGTGCGAAGCATATTTGTGCATGTAAATCTGGCTATCCTCATGGCCAAAAACCTTTAGCCACAAATGAATCGCAGAAACAGCAAGAACGCTATTTGCGAGTACGTTTAGGATTACCAGAAGGCTCAGGTTCATTTTTAGGAATAAGCTTTTCGCTCAATGTTTCTACGGCACGAAGACCGCAAAACCCAAGCAAAAATCCAGCCGCAAACCCATATTGAGGCTCGCTGTCGAGTCTGGCAATTTTAAGAAGCAGAGGAGTGACATAGTTTGCGCTTGCTGCTCCTCCAATTAACGATGCAATGGTGCGTGGAAGATTTTGTCCAGCGGTCTTGGAGGACATTAGGATCGCTCCAAACAGACCTGCTACGGCTAAACCAATGTCAATTCCAGCATCTTTAAGATTCATCTGTGTTGCGCCTGCTTGGCAGTAGAAACTGCATTCAGCAAATCCAACTCAAGCCGTTGGTATCTTGCGTCTGAATGCCACTTCTGTGCCGTCGGCGCAGTGTATGACTGTCCAGCCTCAAGCTCAAGAATGTCTTTGCTCGGAGGATACAAGTACCTTGCTGGAGCGCATGAATCTTTCGCGCAGCCTGTCAGCAAGAGCGTCATTGCCAGCAGCACGGGCATCAAGAATTTGAGCTTCAATTTCATCGCAGTGTCTGGCTATGTCTCGCTCCAACTCCCAAGAAGCTCGTTTAGCTTTGATTTCCAGCCACAGGCGCAGGATTTGCAGCAGGTTTGGTATCATTTGATTCCTTTCGGAGCACGTTGATTAGCCCAATCAACGAAAGCCCGGTCGTCAAAATAGCTTCCTGCATTTCTGGATGAAGCTTAAGCCCAACAGCAGTTAGCACCGCAAAAAGACCACGCCAGGTTGACGGCTCCTTTAGTCGATCAAGAAAATACTTCATAAATTACTTCTTTTTTGCTGTCCTTGCCGATTGTCTGAAAGCCTTTGCGGTTGGCGCACCCTTGCTTCCTGGCTTGCGCATCTTTTCTCCGCTGCCAGCAGCAATGCGGTCACGTTTAGCGTTGATGTTGGCGTAGAGTCCTTTTTTCATATTAGCACTTCCAACGCCTCATGCTTGCTTTGGCGCGCTCAGCCGGACCTTTGGCTTTTGCCACAACTCCAGCCATGCGAGCGCAGAAAGACTTCTTGCGCCCGGCATCAGCCTTAGTCTTCGGGTTTGGAGCTGGTGGCTTTAGGTTGCTGCCAGTTTCCCGGTTGTACTTGGCACGACCTTTTGCGGTTAGGCCCGCTCCTTTGGAAGCTGGTAGCTTTTCACCGCGGCCGACGGATAGTGATACAGATTTACGAGGCATCGTCAGGAGGAGGAATGAATGAGCCGTCAGGTTGTTGAATCCAGCCTGGACCACAAGGAATGCCATCCACGTTTACCAGAGTGGTTTCAGCGGGAGGCGTGAACGGCGTCACACCATCCCAGACAATTACGTTTTGCACCACTTTAGTGGCGTCATCAACAATAGCGTATCGCATGATTAGAAATAGGTTGTAACAACAACAATTCCGTCTGCTCCATTTCCGCCTGCTCCAGAGTTGCCAACATTATCAAGACCACCTCCACCACCTCCACCTGCGCCTCCATAAAGTCCACCATTTCCCCCATTGCCTGCGTTACCAGTGACACTAGATCCACCTCCAGCACCTGCGCTGCCAGCAGCAGGAAAGCTTGCGGCAACATTCGGAGCCGTTCCACCATTTCCTCCAATTACTCCTCCAGTTGCAGTTCCGCCACTCAGCCAAGATCCAAGCGCAGTTCCACCGTTTCCTCCTGCAAAGCCAACAGTTGCCGAGGCTGGCAATCCGCCACCGGCTCCGCCACCACCTGCTGCTGGCGCAGAACTGTTTCCGCCCGTTCCAGCCCCTGCTCCGCCTGTTGCTCCGTTTGCCCCTTGAAACAATGCTCTGGCACTTGCAGAAGCGCCAGCACCTCCGCTTGAAGTTGTTGCTGCTAGAGCACCACCTCCACCTCCAACTTGAATCCAAGTTCCAAAGGAAGAATTTCCTCCAGCAACTCCAATGTTTCCGTTTGTGCTGTTAATGGTTACAGAAGCTCCGCCAGTGCCGCCGCTTCCAACGGTAACAGTTTCAGTTGCTCCCAACAGTGATGCAGGAATATTGCGGAAAGAATACGAGCCACCACCACCACCACCACCGCCTGACGCTTGACTTCCAACCCCAGCCTTGCGTCCAGACCCACCTCCGCCGCCAGCAGAAATTACTATAACATCAACAGCTTTAGCACCAATAGGCTTTGTCCAAGTGCCACTCGAAGTAAACGTCTGCACATCTGTGCTTCCAGAATGCTGATGATCTGCACGCGCAGCAAACGTACTCAACCCAACCACCGGCGCAGTAGCTAGCGCAGCAGGTGCTGTAGTAGCCAGCCCTGCAATCTGGTTGGTGGTAAGTGTCCCGGCAAGAGCTTGAGATACAGTTGCCTTGCGAGTGGTTACACCTTGGTTTACTACCAATACGTCTGTTGTGTTGACTGAACCTGCCGCTGGCAGTTCGGAAATCTTGATGTTAGGCATAAGTCAAAAACTAAGCGTCTGGAAATTGAGCAATCGGAGCAGTAAATGAATTCAAATATCTGCCAACGCCTTTGGTTATACGCAAATCGTCAAGATTACCAATAATAGGAGCTCCAGCACCGCCAATTTGCCACAATGAGCCTGTAGATAGGTAATTGGTTGAGTCTGAGTAACTATTTTGAAAGGTTCCATTTACAAACATCCTTGATACTCCAAGAACACGCGATATAGCAATATGAGACCACGCATTAGTCGGCAAAGACCCAGATGTAATACGATTTATGTTATTAATTTGATAACTGCATGTGCCATTCGTGGAAAAAATAATTGCCGAACTACTAATGTTAGAAAATACAATCAAGTTCTGCTGTGCGCTAAACGCAGTCGGACGGATCCAAAACTCGATCGTAAAATCTCCGGTTCCAAACGCAAACGGCGTGTTGTCCGTTGATACTGTAAGGTATCTACCAGATCCCCCAAGGTACGATGCAGTGCCAAATTTAAATTGAGCAGTGGAGGTAATTGCGCCTCCATTTGGCGTTACCGTGTAGTTGTTAACTGAGTTGTCTGGGAACGAAGTGCCATTATCGACACCGTTCATATGCAACAACAACGACACTGAACTAAAATACGGATCAACGTACGAACTTATTGCCAAGTTTCCTGACAAAATCCATGTATTAGAAAATAGTTTAGTTGCCGTTGCCGATGCGTATTGTATTGCAAGTGCTGTATAATTTTGAGGCGCAAGCATTGTTGCTCCAAAACCTGCGGAAAACGAAATTTCGCCTATTCCATTGGAAGTAACTTTAATTTCTGTTCCAGGTGGAATTGTAGCATTAACGTCTGCTGGAAGCGTTACTATTGCACTGCTACTTACAGAAATTGGAACAATCTTTTGGGAAAAAGTCGCATCAATCGTCAGGCTTTGCGTTTGAAGCGCGGCAACTGTAAATCCTGCTGGCGCAGAGATTGCTGCGGTGGAAAGAGCTGTTACGCGGCCTTTGTCATCAATGCTCAGTATTGGCACAACATTTGACGCGCCAACATTGTTTTGCGATGTTGTAATTGCCGCCAGTGTTGGGTTAGGCAAAGTTCCAGTCAAATCTCCCCCAACAGAAGGAAACGGATGCTGGTGGTCTGAACGAGCTGCATACGCTGACACACCGACCTCAGCCGACGAAGCCAGTGCAGCAGGTGCGCTTGTGGTAAGCTGTGACACCGCAGCAGTAGTCAAAGAAGTGACCTGGCCTAGCTCATTAATGGAAATGACCGGCACAGCAGAAGAGCTTCCAACATTCGACTGAGCGGTTGTAATAGAAGCAATGCTGATGGTTCCGCTTTCAGTAATGGTATCCCCAGAAAGCCCAGTTCCAGCCGTAATGCTGGTTACTGTGCCGCCAGCAGAACTGCCAACAGCAACACTTGAAATGCTCGTGACACGACCCTTGGCGTCAATGCTATAATTGTAGCCAGCGACGGAGATGGATAATTCCCGGTAAGGTCACCACCCGCTGTTGCGGTTGCTCCAAGTGCTCCAATTTCAGAGAGAGTAGGACGTGCATGTTGGTGATCTGCTCTAGCAGCAAACGTCGAAACCCCTGCAACTCCAGTTGGTGCCAGTTCTGCCGCGGCACTTGTAGATAGCCCAGCAATCTGAGCAGTCGTCAGTGCAGGATTAACAACGGTGGTCAACGAGACCACACGGCCTTTGGCATCGGTTGTAAGGACCGGGATTGCCGTTGAAGAACCTACTGCCGTTTGAGCCGTTGTGACAGAAGCAAGAGTAGGATTAGGGTACGTTCCTGTAAGGTCTCCTCCGGCAGCTCCGATTGGGCTGCGCAAAATTGTTCCAGTAACCTTTTTAGTGGCTCCAAGTTGAACGATGGGAATGAGTTCTGTTCCATCTACACTGGTAGCTGCTGGTAATGCAGAGATTTTGTCGCCCATATTAGCCTGTAATCAAATTGTCGCCGCCTTCGGTAGTTAAAGAAAATCCAGCTTCAGTCGTAATAAAATCAACTGCACCAGTTTGAGGTACGGTTTTTTTAAACTTAAAGGTCTGAGCATTACCAGAAACCTGTATTCTGGCAAAGTTTTTATTATATGCCTTCGCAGGATCTTGATTCCGTTTTCTGATAAACTTTGTGATCATGCTAGTAAGTGTAGATCATGTTCATCTTGCGCACTTGGCCTTGCTGCCTCAAAAGCACGTCAATCTGTTGTTGCACAGCAAATTCAGCCATGCCCTCAAGAGAATCTGCTTCCTGAGCACGACCTTCTGAACGCAGGAAATCTGCTGACACCGAGTTAACCAAGTACCCTTTAAACCGAAACGGAATTTCTACAAGC